TAATGCAAGCATCTGGAGAAGATCCACTATTAATAGAAGAATATAATAAATATGTTTTTGATTTATTAGAACAAAGACCAGATGCAAAACCAATGTCTTTTCAAGATTTTAAAAGAATGGTTAAAGCAGGTATGAAAGATGGTGGAAGAATAAATTTTGATGAAGGTGGAATATCTTTAGATGAACAACAAATGGAAATAATTAAAGGTGGTGGTCCTAAAATTGTAGGATTACTTGCAGAGGCTGACGAACTAATGGGGACGGAAGGCGATCGATTAGAGATGGCTTTAAAAATGTTATTAAGAGATAATAAAGATAATGAACTTCTTAAATATGCATTAGACACAGCTGAAGAACGAGGCACAACTAAATTAG